CAGATGATATGCGTAAAGTAGTATTAGATTTTGAGATGTTAGGACAAGCAGCGTTTCAAGTACATTACTCTAAAGATAGAAGCAAAGTATTAAAGACGTATCATATTCCTGTGCATCTTTTAGCACCTGAGAAATGCAATAAAGACGGACAAATCGAAGCCTATTACTATTCAGACAATTGGGAAGATTTAAGAAACTACGCACCTAAGCGAATTCCTGCATTTGGATTTGGTAATGAGCAAATAGAAATAATGTTCATTCAACCTTATTCGGTAGGGATGAAATACTTTAGCTATGTAGATTATCAAGGTGGCATACCTTACGCAGTATTAGAAGAAGAGATTTCAAGCTATTTAATTTCTGAGGTTCAGTCTTCATTTAGTTCGCGTACGGTAGTAAACTTCAATAATGGACAACCAACACCAGAAGAGCAAGATATTATCTCTTCTAAGGTTATGTCTAAACTTACAGGCGCAAATGGACAACGAGTTATCGTAGCATTTAATAACAACGCTGAAAGTAAAACTACAATAGATTCTATTCCGGTAGACAATGCTCCCGATTTATACAATCAGTTAAGCGAAGAATGTATGCGTAAGATTATGTTATCGCATAACGTTACAAGCCCTTTGCTTTTCGGTATTGCTTCAACAAATGGCTTTAGTTCAAATGCGGATGAGTTACAAAATAGCTTTGTGTTATTCGATAATTTAGTTATACGACCAAAACAAGAAGTATTGCTTAGTGCTATTGATAGAATCTTAGCAGTTAACGGAATCAGTCTTAACCTATTCTTTAGAACTCTTAAACCACTTGAATTTACAGATTTAGAGAATGTTCAAACTGAAGAGCAAGTAGCACAAGAAACAGGAACGCAGTTAAGTTCAGAAGCTACAGATGAAGAGTTAGAAGTTCTATTAAACGACTTATCAGGAGAAGTATTAGGAGACGAATGGGAGCGCGTTATAGAGCGTGAAGTAAAGGCGGATAACATAAGTACAGAGGAATGGGTAAATAATGCTTTAAATCCAAAGAAAAGCGTATTAGCACGTTTAGCATCTGTAATTAAATCAGAGCCAAGTAGAGAATCTAACTTAGATAAGTCAGTATACAAGGTTAGATACGAGTATTCAGAGCGTTATTCAAAGCCTAATTCAAGGGATTTCTGTAAGAAAATGATGGCACGAACTGCAAATGGAGTAGTATATCGTTTAGAAGACATCGACAAAGCAAGTAGAGCAGGAGTAAATAAGAAATTAGGACATAAAGGGCAACCTTACGATTTATTCAAATTCAAAGGTGGAGTTAATTGTTCTCACTATTGGAATGAGGTTCTATATAAGCTAAAGACTAAAAAAGATGGTAAAGGATATGTAGAGGATAAGGCTTTGAGTTCATCTGAAGAGGTAAACTCTATTCCTAAATCATACACCCCACGACCTACAGGTAATGCACAAAGCAAAGTAGCACCTATAGATATGCCTAACAACGGACACCACCCTAATTATAATAAATAATGGCAGAGGCTTTATTAATATCGAGAACAGACTTAGTTAAATTTACTGCGGTAAATGGTAATGTAGATACAGATAAATTTATTCAGTTTATCAAAATAGCGCAGGATGTACACATACAATCTATGTTAGGTACAGACTTGTTGAATAGAATCAAAGCTGATATAATAGCAGATACTTTAGCTAATCCTTATTTAGACCTTTTAGTTGATTATGTAAAGCCTATGCTTATACATTGGGCAATGGTAGAATATTTACCTTTTGCAGCTTATACGATCGCTAACAAAGGAGTATACAAACACGATTCAGAGAACGCTACTACAGTAGAAAAAAACGAAGTAGATTTCTTAGTAGAAAAGCAGCGACAAATAGCACAACACTATACACAAAGATTTGTAGATCATATGTGTTTTAATATGGCATCTTTCCCAGAGTATAATTCTAATTCAAACGGTGATATGTACCCACGAGGAGAGAATAACTTAAATGGGTGGTATTTATGAAGAAGTACAAGGTAAAAGAAAACAATATACAAAAGTTAAAGTTATACTTAAAGAAAGTAGAGAAAGATGGCGAACACAATAGGATGGGGGCAAGGCGTTCTTAACACAATTAGTTGGGGAGCAGATGGAAGCAGCGTTGGTTTAGAGACTACTAACCTACTTGCTGAGAATTCTGATTTCTTTGTGACAGAAGCAGAGGACTTTCTTATAGATGAGACATTATTTAATAGCGGTGGATTTGGAGCGATATACGATGCTTCTTACTCAGGCGAAACATTATTAGAACGATAAAAAATATAAAATGGCAGAAAAGAAAATAAGTGAACTAACGGCTAAAGGCGCAGCACTTGCGGCTACGGATTTAATGGTTATATCTGAGGTTAGCGGTGCTTCTTATGTTACTAAAAGAGTTACAGGTGCAAACGTTAAGACATTTGCTCAGAGTGGTTTGCCTACTGAGGTGCAAGTAGCTGCATCAGATGAAACAACTGCACTAACAACTGGTACTGCAAAGGTTACTTTCAGAATGCCTTATGCTATGACAGTTACTGCTGTGAGAGCTTCACTTTCAACTGCTCAAGCATCAGGTAGTATTTTCACTGTTGACATCAATGAAGGTGGCACAAGTATCCTATCAACAAAGTTGACAATAGACAACACTGAAAAGACATCTACAACTGCTGCAACACCAGCGGTTATATCTGATAGCGCATTGGCGGATGATGCTGAGATAACTATTGACATTGACCAAATTGGTAATGGAACAGCAAAAGGTTTGAAAGTTACTATCATAGGAACAAGAGTATGATAATCAATCCATATTTAGTGCAGCCAAGTGTGCCAGCATTCAGTTTTTTGCTTGACACCTACTCAGGTTCATCAGCAGCTTATTCTGTTGCTCGTAGATTATCTTCTACATATACTGGTTCACTAATTAGAGTAAGACGTTCATCTGATAATGCAGAGCAAAACATAGGATATACAGCGGGAAATCTATTAGATGAAGCAACATTAACTTCGTTTGTGGGTGCGGGTAATGGGTTTGTAACTACTTGGTACGACCAAAGCGGGAACGGAAATGATGCAACACAATCAACTGCTGCAAATCAACCACAAATTGTATCAAGTGGTGCAATAGTAAAAACAAGCGGAAATATTACTTCTATGTCTTGTTTTAATAAAAATTTGTCAAATACTCAAGCCAACACTGCTACTCAAGCTACTTTTGTAGCATCTGAATGTTTATCTACGGGTAATGATTTAACTTTCTCAGTACCATTTGCGGTACTTCAAACTGGAAGTTTTAGCAATTATTTTGGTGCTATAGCAAGTGATTCAAATGTTAGTAGTGCAAATTCTCTTTTTGGAAGTCCATCTTATTTCCTGAATAATTCATCAATAGGTACTACAAGAGATAATGTATATGATGCCTATGCAATAAATAATGAAACTATATTTAGTATCATAGATGGAGGTAATACTGTTTCAAATAGATTTTTGCAATATGCAAATTCGGGTTTTTCGGGTAATTATAAAGTTTTTGAAGTTATAATTTATAACACAGGTCAATCTTCAAATAGATCAGGAATAAATACAAATATTAATACATTCTATTCAATCTACTAATGGAAGTAAATGGATATAAATACACTACGGAACAAGCTGCAATTGATGCTAGAGAGGCTTGTGATACTTACTATGGCATTCCAGTATCTCCTGATGACATTACACAGAATTGGGTAGAATATCAGACTGCTAATTTGGACAATCCTATCTTTTATTACATCACATTTGATGAATCATTAAAGGTAGTATTGGGAAATCCTACAGATTTTCAAGTTACAACACCACCATTCCCTCCAATAAATTAATTTTACAAATGGCACTAATACCTACAATAGAAGCTATAAAGAAACACGGAGTAATAGGTGTTTTAGTATTAGTAATATTCTTGATGTATAGCTTTTTTACTAAAAGGTTTGAGGTTTTAGAATCTAAACTTGAAAGAGTAGAGTTAAAGCTATACGATTGTATGGAAGATAGAATACAAACAAGCAAAAGACAATTACATAAACACGTACAATTTAGCGAATTAATGGTAGGTATTTTACCTGATAAAAAGAAATATGGAACTAAAAGAAAGATGGCTATCTAAAACGCCAAAGTTTTGGAAGAAAGTACAAAGAGTAGGTATCATTGCAGGAGCAGTAGGAGCAGCTATAATCGCAGCACCTGTAGCTTTACCCGCAGCATTAATTACGGCAAGTAGTTATTTATTGGCAATCGGTGGAGTTACGGCTACATTGTCACAACTTACTAAAGAGTAACTTACCTAATAGTAATATGCAGTTAAGTAAGCATTTAAGCAGAGCAGAATTTGAGCGTTCAGAAACTGCTATAAAACACGGAATAAATAACTCAATGAACTCTGGGCAACTTGCCAAAGCTATGGCATTAGCTATTAATTGTTTTGAGCCTATTAGAGAGCATTTAGGAAAGCCAATTAGAGTGAATAGTGGTTATCGTTCTCCTGCCGTAAATAAACGCATTGGAGGCTCTCTAACGTCTCAACATAGTTTAGGCGAAGCAATAGACTTAGATTTACACGATAGAGATTTATTCGAGTGGATTATAGACAATGTTGAATACGACCAGCTAATAGCAGAAGGTGGTACAGACGATTCTTTTGCTTGGTTTCACATTTCCTACAGAGAAGGTCGTAATCGTAAGCAAGTATTACGAATGATAAAGAAA